AGCTCCGGATCCGGAGTCCGGAAAGATACTGATCTCGGTATATGTAGAGGGCGCCGGTGGGGTGGTTGACGGGTCGGGGGGTTGTGTGGTGGAGTGTGCGGTATGGACTACAAGGATGGTGAGGTTGTGGTGCGGCGAGTGGACGGGGTGGTTTTGGCGGCGTTACGGATGACGGCGGCGAATCGGGCGCTGGGGCTGTCTGCTCTGGTGCGGGAGATCCTGGGGGGGTACGTGGAGACGGACGAGGCGGCCAAGATGTTCTACGAGATGGCCCAGCGCGAGGCGGCGGCCGAACTGCCAGATCCTAGTTGACGCGTGAAAGGTGCACGTGGTAGGTGTTGGGCATGGTAATTGAGGCGAGGTTAGCAGCTTTCGCAGGATTAGCAGGCGGCACTGACTTGGAGTGGGTTGAGGACGGGGCTGGTATGCGCTTTAGTTCGTCTTTCTCGTTTCTTTCGTCATCGAGGCGCTGATGGGCACTGGCCTGGCAGGAAGTACTACTGCCAGGCAGCACACGGCTGCCTGCGCCAAGCGCCACGGGATAACAAGCTGATGCTGGCGGACGACGTCCGGAAGATCGAGTCTGCGCTCTCAGAGCTTTTCGAGGGGCGCCAGCACACGGACTCGGAGCTTCTCGGCGCCTATCACGGGCTGATCGTGCGTATCGAGGAGCTGCTTGAGGGCGTGGGAGACGAGCCGGACGACGCGCACATCTTGGGCGGGGGGCTGATGCTCGAGGGCGTCACGCACTCCTCGAAATCCGCACTCGAATCCCAGGGCGAGGACGCGCGCTACGAGGACGCGCACTACATGGACGAGTTCAAGCTGCGGATGACCCGGATGCTGCCGTTGCTGACCGCTCGAGGCCGGGAGACAATTCGCCAGCTCCTCAAGATGCGGAAGGACGGTTGGGAGGCGCGGAAGCCGATGCTGCTCCTGCACCTGGAGCTTGGCTGGATCGACACCCCGCCGAAACCGGAGGAGGACCCGCAATGAGCGACATTCCACGTGAAACGCTCACGGAGAAGTGGCAGTTCTGGGTGCTGTGGCGCCCCAGCCAGCTGAAGCTGGTCAAGGCGTACATCGCCCGGGCGAAGGGCGCCGGCCGCAGCCAGTCGCGCATCGTGCGGGACGCTGTGCTCGAGTACGTCGAGAGAGACGGTGCCGGACTCAACTGAGAGGCTACTGCCGAACACGCCCGCTGCGGCGAGGGCAATGCACAGGCGAGGCCGCATCACCGACACAGTTGTCGCGCTGGTACTCGCAAATTACACAGGAGGATGACATGCCACCGTATCTGAGAAGTTTCGAGAAGCGAGGGTGCGACGAGTGCCACGACAGGACCGGGAGGCCCGCCCGGTACCAGCTGTTCAACGCGGACGACCAACTGCTCGGCGAGTTCTGTGAGAGTTGCGCCAACCGCGAGCTCAAGAGCGAGCAGCTCGTTGCCGGCGGGATCGGGGTGGTGCATCGGACGCCGCTGAGCCGGCGCCGCCACCTGGGCACCCGCACAGAGCCCACGCAGCCGGTGGAGGACCACGATGTAGTGGTCGAGGAGGTAAGCGGATCCGAACGAGCGGACCCGAACAGATTCAGCCAAGAAACCGTGCCGGGTGAGACCGGCGCAGAGACCCAGGAGGTCACAGATGAGCACAGCGACGGCGCCGGCGGCGTCGAACACGGAGCTGGGGGAGTTCCTGGCGGTGGTGTGCAATCGCGTCCAGACGACGAACGTGAAGATAGCGGCCTTGCTGCAGAGGCTGGAGCTGTAGATGCAGATTGACGCCGAGCTTACCGGTAACGAGCCGACCAAGCGCTCAGATGGCAACGTTCAGATCGTCCAGTTCACGATCCCGCGCAAGATGCTCAGCCCCGGGCAGCTGCTTGCGCTGGAGACCGGGATGTGGCAAACCTGGCGTCTCTCGATGGACGTGGCGCAGAGTGAGCTGAGCGACATCGACGATGGCCAGAAGGAGCTGTCCCCGGAGGCCCTGCAGGACCAGCAGGAAGAGGCCGAGCGCCCCGAGTAAGTGAGCGATAACGACCGACCGAAGCCAGGGCAGGGGGATATGGCGAAGGGGAAGCCCTTCAGCCGCGGTCGCATGGACTCGGTCCTCACAGAGGCGCACCAGCGCGCCGTCCGTGGGGAGACCGCCAAGATGCAACGCGACCACCTGGCAGCGGCCCAGGCAGAGGCTAGCAAGTGTCCGATGTGCAACCAGGAGCAGATCGACGGCGTGCCACACGTGAAGATCACCGACAACGAGACGACGCGGTCCTACGAGGTCTGCAATCGGTGCGGGCCCGAGCTGCGCCGGATTCTGATGCATGGCGAAACGCCGAGGTTCTGATGGCAGGGGCACGGCGCAGCAAAATTGAGCGAGCGAGCATGGCGGGCAGCACACGGAGCCCGTATCACCGCATGATGAGGGAGATATGGCCGATCAAAACGAGCCGGAAACGGCAGGCACTGAGGGCAGCTTACGCGAACAAGGGACTTACTCTCGAGCAATTGGAGCGCCGCGTAAGCTCTACGTCGCTTTCACGGGGGCGCACTGGCCTGCCCGTGAGTATTACCAAAGCCGACAAGAGGCGCTTGAAGCGGTCCAGGGATCTCGGGAGTTCGAGATCATCGAGATCGACGGGGCGCTAGTGGCGACAGAAAGCGAAGATGGCAAAGGATGAGCGACGCCGCAAACGGCGGGACGCCCAACGACCCCAGATACGAGGAAATCGGGCAGAAGTTCCTCGACAACTCCCGCTTCTTTCGCGAATTGGACAGAGAAAAGCATCAGGAGATCCAGCGTGAGGTCCGCAAGGGGGAGTATCTGCTCGCCCAGGCCGGCGACAAGGTCGCCCCGGACTCGAACTACTACCGCGCGCTGGCTGAGTTCGTCGAGGACAGCGGCGGCGAATACGACGATGAGGGATTTCGAGCGGCAGTGCAGCGCAATATGGCGATCGCGGCCGGTCGGCTGGTGGAGCAGCTCTTCGGCGACATCCGGGAACGCGACGACCGAGCCATAGCTGCAGCGCAGCTCTGACACGGGTGGCGAAATACTCGTGGATCAAGCTGCCCATCGGCTACTTGGACCATCTACACATGCGCCTTCTGCTCGGCCAGCCGAACGGCGCAGAATGCGGGATCGCCTGGCTGAGATTGCTCGACGCAGCTGCTAAGCACCCGGTCCCCGGGACCCTGCCCTTCACCGACGACACGACCGATCAGGACATAGCCGGGATGCTGTCGACGACCCCGGAGGTTGTCTCCACGATCCGCGCGGTCATGGCGCGCCAGGGCAAGCTGGAGCAGGACGGCGCTGGCCACGCGTTCATCCCCGAGCTCAGCGACATGGTCGGCAGAGAGAGCGCCTCGGCGAGGCGGATGCGAGGTCTCCGAGAGCGCGCCGCAGAACCGCAGTTGCTCGATACGGGAGAGCAGCAGTTCCAGCTCCTCCCTCCAGGAGGGCAGACGCCGGAGGAGATGTTCGTGCGCGACGCCGTTCTCCTGTTCAACGAACTTCGGGGCACGAAATACAAGACGGACTCGGACTCCTCGAAGAAGCTGCTCGGCAAGCTGTTCCGCGGTGGGTACACGATCGAGGATGTCGCCGCCGTTGTCGGCAGCCGGATAGCCGCTTGGAAAGACAACGACAGAATGCGCGACTACCTGACCCCAGACACGCTGTTCGCCGAGAAGAACTTCGAGAAGTACCTCAACAACCACCAGCAGGCTCTGCCCGCCGCGAAGCAGGAGCGGGAGACCATCTGTGCGATGTGCGAGCGCACGCCTGTGAAGAACCAAGGAGACGTATGCGATGAGTGTCGAACCCTTGCTGCCACCAGCGGAACCAATGGTGCCGGCGGAAGCCACCTCCCTGAACCCGATCCGGCTCATCCGCGAGACGAAGGTCCCCCAGCTCGAGCACGTCTTCCGGCGAACTAACGCCCAGCATCAGGCGTACCACACCGCGCTGCGCCAATCGGCCGAGGAGGGGAACGCTCCGGCGCTGTTCGTGATAATGCTCAAGCGCGAGCAGGATGGCGGCCCGTGTCCGGATTGCGAGAAGCCCTGGCGCCGGGTGCACAGCAACCCACACCCCAATGTCGACTTCACCTGGTGGGACCCCGACTGCGGCTGCTTCCCGCGCTGCAGGGAGTGCGGGGGGAGCCACCATCGCGAGATAGCGCTCGATAAGCCGTGGGCCCCTTGCCCGAGCTGCGGCAACGCGTACACGAAACAGACCCGCTCACTCGCTGAGCATGGATTCGAGGTACTTGCGCTCCCGCCCATTGATGAGGTATTGGTACCCCTCGGATGGGATCAGGCAGCGCCCTAGACAGCACGGTCGACCAGAGCTACGCCCCGACCCCATACCGCGATAGGGCCATCATCATCCCGCCGCACATGCGCGGCGCAGGCCAGGCGGTCTGGATCCCGTTCATCTCAGTTCAGCCAACGCGACGCGGCCAGCGGCCGTACTGGCGCCATCACCGCGTCGACTTCACCAGCTACGAGAAACTGCAGGGCTTCCTCCGCGCCTCACAGAGGGCCGGCATGAAGGTCCACGTCGTGGAAAGCACGCTTCCGGAGGCATAATGCGCGAGATCCAGCCGGACAAGACCGCCGTCGACTGGCCCGAGTTCGGCAGCGACTTCGGCGTCATCATCGTCAAGAATGGCCACGAGAAGATGACCGCCGCGGCCTACGCCCGAGTGTTCCGGGAGGTCGCGCGCCGCACCGTCGAGTATTTCGACGACTACCAGGAGGACGGCGAGGCCCTGGAGCCAGAGATTCTCCTGGAGGCCATCTTCTGCTACGAGCACCCGTTCGACGCGACCAAGCTCAGCACTTACGTCGAGCGCGACCTTAAACTCGAGGAGCTGGAGGGTATGAGCAACGCGCAGCTGCTTGAGGTAGCCAAGAACGTCGGCCTCACGGGCGTCTCGAAGTACAACAAGGGCGAGCTGATCGACGCAATCCAAAGCGCCGGGTAGTGCCGTCGTGGACCGAGACCGAGCTCCTCGACAAGTACGACGAGTGCTACGAGGTCGCCAAGGAGCATTCCGGACGCGTTGACACGGAGCGCACCAAGCAGCTCTTCTTGCGCTGGCGTTCCCTCAACGACCTGTATTACTTTGGCACCGCCGTCCAGGACGTCGACGCGGGAGTCGACGCGGAGACAGGCCGCAAGCGCATAGACTCCAAGTTCCACGGCTGGCTCTGCGACGAGATCGAAGCCCCAGAAGACAACATCATCCTCGTTCCCCGCGACCACCTGAAAACCTCGTGGGTGCGGCTCTACATCATGCAGACGGTCCTCCGCGATGCGAACCGCGTCCGCACCGCCGTCTTCTCGAAGAACCAGAAGCTCGTCGTCAAGGGCCTCGCCGACATGAAGCGACGGTTCGCCAAACCGGTTATGCGGTCGATGTTCCCTGACGAGATCCCGGAGCCGGGGAAATCGTACAAGGGCTGGGAGACTTCGAACCAGAACCAGCTGACGCTGCGCCGGTTCAGCGACGAGGGCGACCCGCCGCCCGAGAACCAGATCGAGGCATGGGGGCAGGGCACCGAGATCACCGGGAACCACTACAAGCTCATCGTCCTCGACGACATCATCGACCAGAAGAACTGCACCACCGCCGACCAGCTCCAGAAGATCGAGGAGTGGGTGGGCTTCCTGAAGCCGATCCTCGACCCGACCGGGCGGTTCATCGTCATCGGCACTCGGTGGCACTACGACGATGTGTACGCGCGCATTCTCGAGGGGGTGTTCCCGCGGAAGGCGGTCCGCCAGGCGACCGAGCCCGGTGGTCTGGACGACCCCGCCAGCAAGCCGATCTACAGCTACTACACCAAGAAAATGCTGCGCGCTGTCCGGGACCACATGCGCCTCACGACCGGCAGCGATTACCTCTTCAGCTGCCAGTATTACAACAACCCGATTCCCAAAGACGACCAGATGTTCCCGCCGCCGCAGCGCACCTACGACACGCTGAGCGTCAGCGACACCGCGCAGTACTACATCTGCGTCGACCCGGCACACAGCGTGGGCGACTTCTCAGATCGGACGGCTATCGCGGTGGGCTGCGTGGCCGGCAACGGCATTCTCTACGTCGTTGAATGCGGGAGCTTCAAGGAAACGCACAACGTCATCGCGCAGCGCCTGGTGGCCCTGATCGACCAGTACAGGCCCCGGAAGGTCGGTATCGAGGCCGGGTTCCACGAGGACTTCCAGTTCATCATGCGGCAGACGATCCAGGACTATGAGCGCCAGCAGGGTGTTGAGCTCACCGTCGGCGAGTTCGTGCCGATGAAGGTCGGCAACCAGTTCTCGAAGGCAGAGCGCATCAACCGGACACTCGCCACCTTCTGCCGAGCGCACCGGGTGTTCATCCACGAGTCGCTCGCTAGCCTCATGCGCCAGATGGACCACTTCCCGAAGTCAAAGCGGGACGACGAGGTCGACGCTACCGCGATGCTGATCCCCCTCTCGCAGAGCGAGGTGCCATCGCGATACGGGTACGACGTGCCCTCAGACACGCACGAGTGGTCGTGGTCGGTGCAGGACCTACTTGACAAACGGGCGAAGAAAGATGCTACGTGGGCGGGACGGTTCAAGCGTGCCGGCTGATCCAAACATCATAGCAGCGCTCCTTGGCGCCGATCCGAACGCGATCGAGGACATTCTGCGGATGATCCAGCGGTCGAATCAGCCACCGGTACCCCAGGCGCTCACCCAGCCCCCGCTCGGCCTACGCGGTAACGACATCCGTCGCCCGCCGGCAGTCCAGGGCCAGACCGGCATCTACTCGCCCCCGGTGATGCGTTGATCTACGAGTTCGAATGCCCCGAGCACGGGCTGTTCGATCGCTACCTGTCGATGCGCAGCGCCGATCTGGCCACCAGCGAGTGCGAAACGCCAGGCTGTCTCCTTACCGGCCGCCGCATCTACGGATCTGGCTACGGGGGCCACGTCATCGACTTCTGGTACGGTGAGGACCCGACTAGCGGCCGGCACTTCGACTCGAAGGCAGAGATGATCAAGGACGCCGCCGAGCGCGGCCACACACTCCACCGCACCTGATGGCAAGCAACGAGGGCCCATCCCAGGAAACCGTCTCCGTCGAGGATAAGGGCCCCACCGAGCTGCAGCAGATCAAATCCGTCGTCGATAAGCGGTTTGACGACGATAAGACGCTGCGGAACGAGTGGGCCGACTTCCAGAACTACTACACAAACGACTATTGGGACGACGAGGAGCTCGAGAAATACGATTCCGAGGTCACCGCCAACTATTTCTTCTCGAACATCCAGACGTTGCTGCCGCTGATGACCGACTCGCGGCCGATCTGGATGGTCCACTCCCGCTTCTCGTTCCTGCAGAACGTCCTGAATCACTGGCAGGAGGCCCTCAAATACGCCTGGATGGTCCACGATCTGGACATGAAGGTGCCGATGGCCTACCTCGACGCCCTCGTTTCTGAGACTGGCTTCTTCAAGACAACCTGGGACCCGGACAAGGGCACGGACCGCGCACCAGGAGACATGCGAATCGAGGTCGTGAACCCGAAGTTCATGGTGTTCGCTGCCGGGTACGACGAGCTAGACGAGTGCCCCTGGGTCGGCGAAAAGCGCCGGCAGCCGCTCTCCTGGATCCAGAAGCACTACCCGAGGCTCCGCGAGAAGGTGCTGCCGGACAGCAACACCGACACGGGCGACAGCGACGCAGCTTCCAACCCTGACGAGCTCGGCAGCTTTGCCTCCAAGAATCGCTGGACGACGGTCTACGACCTGTGGCTCGAGGACGACGGCGCCGAGCAGGAGCTGAAAAAAGAGGCGGCAGGACAGGGCACGTCCCCGTCCGACGGCGAGAAAGGCGTCGGCGACAAGCTCAAGAGGGGGAAGCACCCCAACGGGCGTCTCGTCACCTTCGCTGCTAACGGGAAAGGCGGCGGGCCGGTGCTCCTCTCGGACGTCCCCTCGCCCTACAACCACGGGAAGTCACCATGGGTCCCGGTGTACGACTACCGCCAGACGCACCAGGTGTGGGGGCACGGAGAGTGTCGCCAGATCCGCTCGTTGGTCCTCGAGCTGAACAGCCAGTTGCAGTACATAGCGCACGCGCTGCGCAACTACAGCCGCCAGAATTGGGAGGTCGACTCCAACGTCCAGGAGCCCGAGAAGGTCAAGGAGACCTTCCACGAGGGCGGCCAATTCTACACGCGGAAGGCGCAGTACGGCACCGAGGGCGCGACCGGCATGGGCATCCGACCCATCCAGCCGGCGGCTCCACCCGAGCAGTTCTTCAAGTGGCTCCGCGCGCTCATCGACATCATCGAAGAGGTCAGCGGCGTCACCGAGCTATCGAAGGGGATCCAGGAGAAGCGAGCCCGCCAGACCGCGCAAGAGATCAGCACGATCATCGAGACCAGCTACACCCGGGTGCGCCAGAAGGTTCGCAACCTGGAGTGGTCGATCAAGCAGCTCGCCACCCGCATCCTTGAGATCATGATGCAGTACTACGACGGCGAGCGAGAGTACTCGACTACCGGGGAAGATCAGCGCGTCGTCTTCGGGAAGATCTCTAACAGCCAGCCCTTCGCCCGGGAGGCGCTCAAGCCCAACGCAAGCAAGGGTGCCAGCAGAGAGGAGCGGAAAGAGGAGCAGGAGCGCTCAGATCAGGATCTTGCTGCGCTGCTCGAGCTGGTACCGGGCGACGGAGACCCGGTCTACATCCCGTTTGACATCGAGATTCAGACTAATTCGATGCTGCCCCTTGACAAACAGAGCCTCGCTAATCTATCGCTGAGGCTGCAGCAGCAAAACGTGATCGACGATGAGGCAACCCTGGACACGCTGAACTACCCCAACCGCCGCGAGATCATCAAGCGCAAGCGGGCAAAAGAGGAGCGTGAGGCCAAGGCGAAAGCCGGCGGCGGCGCACCCCGGCCAGCCCCAGGT